AGGAACTACGAGATGACGCTGTTGACCAAGGAGCATTGGATATGATTCGTGCTCAAATTGGTCAAGCGGTAATGATGGCTACAGGACTACTTCCTAATGGAGGGGGTCTTGAACCTGCTCCTTCAGGAGATGGTAATGTAACTAGTGCAGGAAGCCCTCAAGGGGGCGGAGTGCTTCCAGGTGCTGGTGTCCCACCAGTAGAAATGGAATTGATGAATCAAATGACTAGTAAGGCATACGGAGCAAGGTTCGCCCAGCGCCGTATACCTGACGAAGATAAATAATACGTATAAATAACTCAAGTCAATATTTGCTAAACAACACTTAGGAGAAAATCATGGCAAAAAGTAATGACGAAGTTGTCATCCCCGTAGAGGCTACTGAAGCCTTTCATGCGGAGGCAAACACAGTTGCCCCAAAGGGCAAAATCTTCACTGAAGATGAAGTAGAAAACATCCGCAAGCAAGAAAAAGACAAACTCTACAAGCGTATTGAAGAGGCTGAAAGCCGCTACAAGAGCATGGAAGAGCAAGTTACATCCCTTGCTTCAGACCGTGAAAAGGCAATTAAAGAAGCAACGGAAATTGCCCGTAAAGAAGAAGAGATTCGCCGTCAGCGTGAGTTTGATGAGTTGAGCGCAAAAGAACTTCTTAAGCGAACCGAGGATGAATTCAATGTCAAAATTAAGAATGTGGATGCTGAATGGCAGAGTCGCTTTGCTCAGATTGAAGCAGAACGCTCGGCACAGTCGGCACTCCTAGACAAAGAGCGCCAGTTGCGTGAGGTTGAAACCTACCGCCAGCGCCGTGTACACGAGTCTCAAGACGAAATCATTCCAGAACTGATTGATTTAGTCGCAGGCAACACCCCAGAAGAGATTGAAGCATCAGTGGAAATCCTTCGTCAACGGAGTGCTGCTATTATTGAGAGTATCCAACAAGCGACTCAGCCGAGTCGTGTTAGGGGTGTGGCAGTAACGTCACCATCCGTTGGGCCAATGGAAACTCAAACGGAATACCAAACATTGAATGCGGAGGACATCCGAAACATGACAATGGACCAGTATGTTAAAATGCGAGACAGGCTTTTAAGTTCCCGACCAAAAGGTCGGTTTTAAATAATCTATCCATAGTCACTTAAGGAGACATCATGGCATTCCCAGCACCAACAGGCGGTGCGATTACTGCAACAGCGAACATCAGTTCAACTGGCTACAGTAGCGATTCCGCTTTATCCCCAGCAATTCAAACTATCTGGTCCAAAGAGATTTTGTTCCAAGCAATGCCTGTTCTACGTTTTGAGCAGTTCGCAGTAAAGAAGACCGAACTTGGTGTGCAACCTGGTTTGACCATCAACTTCATGCGTTACAGCAACCTTGCAGTAGACCAAGCCGAAGGCGCAACCCTTGATGAAGGTGTCCGTATGGAGCCAGTATCACTGTCTGCATCACAGATTCAAATCACGGTTGGCGAACAAGGTCAGGCTCTTGCAGTTACTGAATTGCTCCTCAATGCATCGTTTGATGATGTCATGGCATCGTCAAGTCGTTTGCTTGGTCGTCACATGGCACAGTCTATGGACATTCAGGCTCGCAACACCCTTTACAAGACCGCAATTCCATTTGCTGGTGGTTCCGCAGTTCCTCCAAACGTAGTGTTTGGTCGCAAGACTCTCGGTGCAACCCGTGGTTCAATTGCTCCTTACGATGCAGGCACCTTGGGTGATGCAACTAACCCAGGTTACCTCTCACCTGCAACTATCAAGGATGCAGTTGAAATCCTTGCTGGTCAGAACATTCCACGCCTTGGCGACACGTACGTGTGCTTCGTTCACCCTTCACAGAGCCGTGCGCTTCGTGACTGGCCTGAATTCATTGAAGTATCTAAGTACGCTGCACCTGGCAACTTCATGCTCGGTGAAATTGGTCGTCTGTATGACGTAGTCTTCATTGAAACCACACAGGTTACAAAGGCTGCTGGTCCAGCAGATATTGACAACTCAGCATCGGGTACGCAGGCAATGAACGCAGAGTCGTACAACGCAATTATGATCGGTGACAACGCTTTTGGACATGCAATTGCATTGCCAGTTGAACTCCGTGACGGTGGCGTAATTGACTTTGGTCGTGAGCATGGTCTTGCTTGGTACGCCATTTGGGGCTTCGGCATGATTACACACGAATCACGTGTGTTGCTGAACACCAAGGGCGGAGCAATCGCTTCCTCGTAATTAAGTCAACTAGTATTGGGGGGTCGGGGTAAAACCCGACTCCCCCAACCCTTTCACAATCGGAGAATAAAATGGCAGCAAAAAAGAAATCAGTTATTCAAGAATTTGTAGAGCAAGAAGACGAAGTTCTTTTTGTATCAGAAATTCCTCAAGCAGAAGAAACTGAATCTGAGATAAAGAGCGATACTGTTAGCGCTCGTGTCAAAGGTACATGGACAATGTTCTGGGGTCAAGACACATGGTTGTTTAATGACGGTAAGCGTTACAAACTTCCACGTGGTTTGTTTGAGTATTTAAAGAAGAATGGCAATATCTACGACACTCTCTGAGGTTTAAATGGCTGGATTTACAGTACCTAATGCAAGCGAATACGGTGTAACAATCCAAAGCCTTGACCAAGCGGAACCAGATTCGCTTGACTTTCACATTCTAGGAAATGGTAACCACGGTGTACTTCTTGGTGGTGACATTACTATTTTCTCAGCAGGTAACGGTAGTGCTGCACTTACTGCTGCTGATGTTTACGTAAATAGTTTTTATGGTTATGCATCGGCTGTCACACTAACTTTTACTGCACCTGCTGTTGATGCACGGTTTGATCTTATCTGTGTAGAAAAGTCTGGAACTTCTTTTTTCTACACAACTGTTATTGGTACTCCTTCTGCTACTAACCCAGTGTTTCCTTCAATCACTGAAAACCAGACGGTTATGTATGCGCTTTATCGCAAGTCTGGTGAAACTTTTGACTCAAAGAGTTGCGTAGATAAACGAGTATTTGTTGAAACAATTATTCGTACTGGTTCTACAGCACCTTCAGGAACAGCAGAACCTGGTGACCTTTACTACCGAACAGGAACACCAGTAGTGGAACAATCATCTTTGTATGTTTACTCAGGTGATACTGGTTGGCAAAACCTTGCTAAATACGAAGGCGTACGAGAAGAACCACTTCATCCATTCTTGTTTGTCGGTATCTAATGGCTAACCGAGAACCGTATTTAGGTCTACTCGTAAAACCATCTGGCTCAGTAAAAGACATTACAAGAATCCGAAGAGTGTTCATTGGTAGATTCCGTGAGCAACAACCTGCTATAGGTCAAGACCTCCAAGACACCGTGCCTGGTTCAGGTTCTGGTGACCAATAGTAAAGTAAACTATATCTATGAACGGTAACTATTCTCAAGACGTAATGGATAAAATTACGACAATTGCTCGTGCCTTTCTTCGTGATTACCCTAAGTTTTTTCAAGTTTCATTTGACGCTATTGGGCGTACTTACGAACTAGGGCAGCCAAACATTGCATCAGACGGACTTTGGGTAGCGGTATATGCACCAAACGGAGAGCCCGTAGAAGTTACGGCAAATACTTCTGCATCAACGTACTACTCAATAGATGAGCGCAACGGTATTATGCGGTTTAATCGTTCATTCCCGTCAACAAGTAAAATCATGGTTGAAGGTTATTACTACGAATGGGTTTTACCTCAAGACCTTGAGTACTTTGCTGGTCATGCTATTGAACGACACATCTATAACGTAGATGTTCCATTAGAAAACTTTACCCAAATCATCTACGACACCATTGGTATGGCTGCTGTGGTTGAAACCTTGTGGGGCTTGCTTACTGAATACAGCCGTGACATTGACGTAACTACATCTGAGTCTGTGCATATTCCTGCCAGTCAACGATTCCGAATGGTGCAGTCCATGTTGGATTATTGGACCCGCAATTACGCAGCACAGGCTCGTGCTTTAAACATTGGTTTGGAACGTATTGAAATACTCAACCTTCGCCGTGTTTCACGTACAACTGGATATCTTGTTCCTATTTTCCGTGCTCGTGAACTTGGCGACTTTGGTCCAAGTGAGCGCCAATTTCCAGAAATTGACCACGGCGATATCGCTCTTGAAGACGCAAGCGAACCTATGCGTGAAAATATATACCTTGAAATCACACCTCAGCAGGGGTATTCGTCAGCCGCAACCCTGAATTGATGACTTATGGACCCTCGTAGAGAACTCGGTCAAATACGAAAACATTACCGCCAGTACCATCGTGCTGTAGGTGAACACATCACATGGTTTGAGTTTCTGCCATTTGGTGAAGGAAGTGTTGTTGATGATGTGTATGACGAAGCACCTTATGGTGCTGGTGGAAAGTCATACAAACCAGGCATAACTCTTCCCGTACTAATGGTTACTGAAACTGAAGATACCAAGCGAGCAATTCCTGAAGGTCGTCAGCCAGTTCAAGTTGTAAACGCTGTATTGTCTATTGAGGATTGCCGTGATGCAGGGCTGACCGACCCTTTTGAATACCAACGGCACTTAAATGACCTGTTCTTTTATGACGCTCGTTACTACGCTGTGTCTATGTACAGAGTACGAGGTCGTGCAAAAGATGATGTGCTAATCGTTGTTGAAGGCATTGAAGTTTACATTGACCAAGAAATGCCAAACGACCCAGGTCCAGAACAGATGGACATTCACGATTTGCCTTGGCCTTCTACGCTTCCAACATTCCTGGTAAACTAAGTATGTATGCCGTGCGGCATGCATACATCGCCTAGAACTAAGGAGTGCCAATGGTTGGCAAACGTGCATCTGCTTCTGTCTCCAGTTCTAGAAAAATGATTGAAGGTGTACCTTCCCCAATCCTTTTCTATGGTGACCTTATTATGAACCTCCAGGAATACCTTGAAGACGCTGTAAATGCCAGCCTAGATGAAGAGCATAAAGTTGCTAAACAAGGTCTTGTTTTAACTGACCCAAAATACAAGGCGTTGGTAAAAGACTTTAAAATTCAGTATCAAAGTTCAGACCAAACATTCTCGTATTTAGTTGATGGTGCTTCTGGACCAAAGGCAGTCCAATTGGAGTACGGCCCTCCAGCGCAATCCCTTCTTCGCAAGGAATGCACAAAGGGGTCTAAGCGACTGGGGTTAAGCATTAACAAAAGGCTTGATAAACTTACTGGTGTAGGTAGGTTGAAATAGTGAAGACTGGATTTCTCCTTGCTGAAGATGAGGCTATTAAAGCCCGTTTTAGTAACTTATTTGTTACCGATGACCGTAATGCCCAACGCCCTGTAAAGGTGTTCTTTCGTTACCCAGAGGGTGAAACGGAAAGAGATTACCCATTTATCACAGTTGAACTTATTGACGTTCTCCATGCAACGGAACGTCAACTATCAGATCAAGGTATCTACATTGAGACAACAGGAAGTGGCTTATTTACAGACCACCCAGCCTTTGTGGAATACTGGCCTAGCGAAAGCGCCAGTGTTTCTGGAAGCGCCAGCATGTCTGGAAGCCCTAGTTTTCTTAGGGCTGATGAGTTTATCCCAGTAGACTTGTTGTACCAGGTATCCATTTACACCCGTTCTGCCCTACATGACAGACAATTGACATCTGGAATTCTGAGGAAAGTTGCCCCATTTCGTTGGAACGCTATAGATATCCCAGCAGACGGAACGGTACGCCGTTTTGATATGCTGGATTGGACCAACGCAGACTTGCTGGATATGGAATCAGGCTACCGAAAGCGCATATTCCGCAAAGTATTAACTCTCAAGATGTCCGCAGAAATCACAGGTCAAGACCTTGATGCTCTGCAAGGCACAGAACCCGTACAACGAATTAGTAGTACAATTACATCTCAAATGCATGTTTTCAATGTGTGACTTTTTAGCAACCCCAATTAACTTATAGGAGTAAAAATGGCATACGAACGCCCAGGAGTTTACGTACAAGAAGGTACGTTTGCGACCAACTTGACAACCACAAACGGCCCAACTGGTGCTGCCTTTATTGGTACAGCAGAACGTGGTCCAACTACGCCAGCGCTTGTGACCTCGTGGTCACAATACACAAGCCTGTTTGGTGCTTTAGATATTACCTACGACCTTGGTTACGCTGTTTACCATTTCTTTGCAAACGGTGGTCAGAGTGCTTATGTGACTCGTGTAATTGACACTAGTGCAACTAAAGCAACAAGCGCACTTACAGCAACCCCAACAGGTGGAAGCCTTGCAAACTTGGTTCTTCTGGAAACAAAATCATCTGGTTCATGGGGTAACGACCTCACCGTTGATTACATCTTTGACACAGAAACACTCACTACCCCAACTTCTGCGCCAAAAGCAACTAAGGATTCTTTGTTCACCTTGGTAGTCTAACTTGATGGTGGAGAAGTAGAGCGTTGGAGCCAACTATCTACTGACCCTGCTAACTACCGTTATGTTGCAACTGTTCTTGACCTCTACTCCTCATTTGTAAACACGGCAAGCGTGGCAACTGTTGCCTCTGGTACTCAACTTACTGTATCTGGTATTGCTGTTGATGACTACACCTCAACTGTAGGATTCAGTGGTGGTTCAGAAGGTGTTGGAGCAATTGACGCAACTGACTGGGCTACTGCTCTTAGCAAGTACGAAACCATCACTTCTGGGTTGTTGTTTAACCTTGTTGGACAAACCTCATCAACTATTGTTAACAATGCTATTTCTGTAATGGCAACTCGTGGAAACTCATTGTTGATTGTTGATACCCCACTTACAGCAACCACTAAACAAGGACTTGCTGACGCAGTCCAGCCTTACACCAAGTCTGGCTATGCAACAGTTTATGGTCCAGCATTGAAAATGTTTGACCCAACCAAGACTGGTGCAGCCGCTATCCGTAACACCTATGCAGGTGGTGCAGTTATCGGTGCAATGGTTCGTTCAGAAGTTTCTCGTGGTGTTTCAAAAGCACCTGCTGGTTATGGTTTAGACCTTCGCAACGTATATGGTTTGCTTGCAAACCTTACAGAAGCGGAGCAAGGAACTTTGTACAAGGAAAACCAATTGAACTTGTTTGCAATTGTTCCTGGAGTTGGTGTGATTATCAACGGTGCTCGCACTTTGGCTCGTAACACTTCTGAAAAGTACATCACGGTACGCCGTTCGTTGAACTACCTTAAAGATGTACTTAAGGCAAGCACTCAAAGCGCCCTGTTTGAACCAAACGATGAGCGTTTGTGGTCAAGCCTTACGGTACGACTCTCTTCACTCCTGAACACCTTCTGGGCATCAGGCGGTTTGAAGGGGCGCAGTTCAACGGAAGCATTCTTTGTCCGTTGTGATGCAACTAACAACACGACAACAGATATTGAAAATGGAACAGTAAATATTGAGGTTGGGGTTGCCTTGCAATCACCAGCCGAATTCATCGTAATTTCTATCAGCCAATGGACTGGTGGAAGCACCGTCACTACGAATATCTAGGAGATATCAATGGCAACAAGAACCCAGAGGACTGACCCTCTACGTAACTTTAAATTTTCAGTTCAATTTATTCCAATTGATAATGGGTTGACCACGTACCTTAACGGTATTGGAGATTTGGGTTTTGCTCAAGTTGGTGGTCTTTCAGTTCAGAATGAATTGATTGCTTACCGTGAAGGTGGAATGAACACCCACCCACACAAGATGGTTGGTCAATCAGATTTCCCAGCAGTGTCATTTGCCCGTGGAGCATTTGCAACCCAAGACCAATTATGGCGCTGGACAAAATTCATGCATGCATGGATTGGTGGAACAGGTACTGAAGGTTTTGCAGAGGGTGCTAAAGGTGACACAATTAACTACCGATGCGATGTGTTGGTAAAAGTTTATGACCACCCATACACAGCAAGTGATGTTCAATATCAGTATGATAATACAGCAGGCACAAACATAAAACCAGGAAACGTAAAACTAGGCTTTAGGTTGTACAACTGTTGGCCTGGTGCTTACGGTCTAAGTGACCTCAATGCTGGAGACAATGGAATTATGATTCAGCAAATGAACCTTCACCATGAGGGCTTTACAATTGGTTGGACAGACACGGAAATTGGAAATCTTGCTAAATAATAAGTAAAAAAACTAAAACTACAATTAGGAGAAAACATGGATAACAACGCACAAGCAATGTCGCTTAACGCTGCACTTGCTGACCCAACACCCCGTATGGAAATAGCACCAAACGGAAAGGTTGAATTGTTTCGTGGTTTAAAAAACCAAGAGACTGGTGGGTGGGAAACAACTGGATTTGTAAAAGAACTAAATGGTGAAGACGAAGAAGCACTTGCTGCGCTTGAGTCTGATGATGACCTTTTGTACGCTCAGTACATGTCCCATCTGCTTAAGCGCAGTGTTCTTTCTATTGGAAACATTGACATTACAAAAAACCCATCGCTGATTGATGACCTTATTATTGGTGACCGAGATGCTCTGTTTTTAGAAACAGTCCGAGCCACTTACGGAATCTTTCGTGAATATCAAATTATTTGTCCTCATTGCAAAGAATCAAATGATGTTCGGATTGACTTAAATGACTTCCCAGTAAAGAAGTCAGATAAAGACCCAAAGGAACCGCTTGAGATAATCCTTAAAGATGGGACAATAGCGCAATTCAACCTTGTCACTGCAAGTGACAGTCAATTTGTTGGCTTAAAAGCACGAAGTATTCCTGAGCAAAACACGTTCTTGATTTCCCGTTGTGCTATCTGGGAAGAGGGTAAAAAACCTGCTGACCCTACTGCATGGGCTAAAAAGTTGGGTATGAAAGACCGAGCAAAAATTGTAGAAGCGTTATCGGAAGCACAACCAGGGCCAGAAATCAAGGAGGTGGAAGCCCTCTGCGCCCACTGCGAGCAACCATTCCCGATCATGCTCAACTGGGCCGCACTTTTATTCGGCTAATTTAGTAGTACTATATTGGGAGTACGATTTGATTGCCACAGTTTACAAGGGCTTTACGCTCAGGGATATACAGACGATGACAGTACGCCAAAGAGCGTATTGGTCAGCAATGAGCAAATGGCGTAAACAGGAGTAATCATGGCTAAGAACGAACCTGACCTCTCAGGAAATGGTAAAGGTATACCTAAAGGCAGTGCTACTGCTGACGTTCGTGCTCGCTTTAAATTAGATACAACTGAGTTTAATAAACTCAATGCTGGTATCAAGGAAATGAAAGCCTCCTTTCAATACCTTAACCAACAACTCCCAAACATCAATACCAAGTTAGAAAAAACACTAAAACTCCTTCAAGGTATTTCTAAGATTAACCCTGGTGCTCTTAGTGGTGGTAGCGGTGGAAGTTCAACGGCTGGTGCTATCCCTGCTAACCCTGTTCCTGCATTGACTGGTGGCATTACCAACGATGCTTCAGATAACCGCAACTTTCAAGGTACTGGAGACATAGGACACAAAGTAAGCCTTATCTTTAATGGTGGGGGTCCTGGTGGTCGTGCTGGCGATGGCGATGCGCCTGTTGGTACTAAAGGTATGAAAGGTGCGGCAGCATTACAGATACTTAACGCTGGAATTCAAGCCTTAGACAATCGTATTTCTTCTAACTATGACCGTTCACTTAGCGCTGACAAGTTGGGAGTGTCTTACCAACAGCGCATGGGCATTACCCAACAGCAATACCACAACCAAATGCGTGTGCCAATGCAGAAAGAGCGTTTAGGTTACGGCGGTATAAACGAACTCCTTGCAATGCAAGCAAGCACTGGTATTAATGCAAAGGAAAATGCAGCAGGTATTGCTGGTCTTCGTGCAGTATCTGGTTACTCTCTTAGCACAGGTGACCTTGCAGGCATGACGCAAACTCTTGGTTCTGCCCAAGTAAACAACCGTATGACCATGATGCTTGGTACTGGTTTGTACGGGATGGGTGGAAAACAACGCACAACGGACCAAGTCATTAGGGACATTACACAACGTACTGGTCTTACCAATGCAAAAACTTTAGAGGGTGCTCGTCAACAAGGTTCTGCTACTCGTGCTCGTTTGTTGGCATCAGGTGTGCCTGAAGACATGGTTGACCTCGTACTTGACTACGCAGAATCAAATGTGCAATTTCAAAAAAAGGGTGGAAAGGGAATGTACGACCCTTCTAAAAAATCAGACAGAAGCAAGATGGGCATTGAGAAAAACTTTGCTACTCAGGCTGAAGAAACTGCACGAGTTAAAGAAGGAAGAGATGAAAACTTCTACGGTAAGCAGGCTGACAATTTTGCCCAAATGGAAAAGAACACTCAAGCAGTAACTAAGGCTCTTGGAAAACTTGAAGAAGTACTTGCTCCATTAATTGGTAAGCGTATGGACTTCAAGGGAGGAATGGTAGAAAAAGGCATTGGTGGTGCAATCATGGGAATTGGCGCTATGACCATGAGTAATCCTGCTACTGCACCATTAGGTATGGCATTAACTTTACTTGGTGGGTCTTTTTTGCGAG